AGACTCTGGTGCGCTATCTCGACAGTCCGGAATTTCTCACCCTCAAAAGCGCCGCCAGTTTGGCCGACAAGCTCGCTACCTGGCACCCCTACATCACCGCGCAACCGATCGAGCGCGCCGCCGATGTCGCTGATGTCGCCGTGCGCGACTGGCTCGCCAATGACCTGGCCATCGCCACCATCAATCGCCGGCTTTCCGGGCTGCGGCGCATCTTGGCGCTGGCGTATAAGCGTTGGCAGTGGATCGACCGCGATATTGCCGTGCGAATCCCGCTGCTACCGGGCGAGAACCAGCGGCAAGTATGGCTTACCCGCGCCGAGGCTGTGCGCTTGCGTCGCGCCTGCCCGCCCGGTCGCAGCCGGGCCGCTATTACCCTGCTGGTCACCACCGGCCTGCGCGTGGGCGAATTGCTCGCATTGCGCGCCGAGCAGGTCCGCGACGGCGCCATCCATCTTGACGCGCGTACCAAGACCGGCCGCCCCCGGGCGGTGCCGATACTTCCCCCGGGTAATCGCTACACCAGCCATGTGCCGCTGCGCATGAGTTATGACGGACTGCGCACCGCCTTTGATCGTGCAAAGCGTGCCGCCGGCTTGCCATCGATCCGCCTGCATGATCTGCGACATACCGTCGGCAGTCTGCTGGCCGAATCAGGCGCCAGCTTGCGTGATATTCAGGTCTGGCTCGGGCACACCAGCCCGGTGACCAGCACCCGCTACACCCACGTCGAGCTTGCCCGGTTGCGCAGCGTAGCAGACCAGGTGCATGCGCGCAATCTGCGCGCAAAGGACAGCGCAAACCGGGCGCAACTGGCGCGAGTGACGCCAGAGACACAACGGGAAACGCAGCCTAAGTGATTGTTTTTACGTGGTGCCCGGAACCGGACTTGAACCGGTATGGCTTGCGCCGAGGGATTTTAAGTCCCGCGAATGCGTATTTGTAATCATGTAGTTAGCTTGTTTGTGCGCGCAAAATACGCGCAACAGGTCGCAGAGCGCGCATTCTATACCGCTGCCGCCGCGCGACCTCACTCGGGAATGGCGCGTTCGCCCGCAGCTTGAGTGTCGAAACGTAGCAGCGGAGGATGCCGGACCTCATTTCATTTTGTCGAGGATGGTGTAGCAGGCTTCGAGTCCGGCGTCTCCTCGGGCAGCAAGGGCAGCGATCCGCGCAAGAAATCGGCTATGAGCGCCTGATAGTTCAGCCCCGTTGGCACCCTCACAACCAGATCGGGGAGCTTCGGACACTCCGGCGGGGCGCTCGGGGCGGTCGCGCAGGCTGTCAAGAGCAGTATCGAGAGTGCGCTGCACGCCAGCCAGGCGCGCGGCTTGTTTTTTCGTGGCTGCATCGTAAGCCTCCTGTAGTTTTCTTTCAGTGTCGCGGGCAGCTTTGAAAGAATCGGCCCGTTCTTTTTCAATCTTCGCCGTCCAGCGCGTGTCGGCGGCATTGCTGCCGTGGGCATTCCAATAGAACCCGTTGGCGACAAAAGCCAGCACCACGGCCAGCAGAAGCATCGGATTGGGGATCATGACTCGAACATCAGCCGTTCTGCCATCCGGCGCCGAGTCAGGCCGGCCAGCACCACGCCGCCGCCCTTGTTCCACCTGTCGAACTGCGGCCCGCAGTCCTTTGCGGATTGCCCATAGTTGATGAGCTTCAGCAGAGTCGATCCTTTGAAAGCTTCGCGCCCAATGTTGTAGATCAAGCTGCACAGGGCGTCGTATTGTCCCTGAGTCAGTTCCACGTCCACCAGATCATCAACGGCGTCAGCGGCCTCCTGTACGTCTTTGGCAAGCAGTTCGCGGGCCTCATCCTCTGTCACCTCGTCGCCTGGCTGAACGTGTTCAGTGGTTCCGTATCCGATTGTCCAGACACCGGCAGGACATAAATACGCCTTGGACTTGAAGCCCTCGAATGACTTGACCAGATCAATGCAGGCGCTGGATGGCTTCACTTCACGCTCCCGAATTTGTCTTCCGCCCACTTTTCCATGCGGAAGATCGCCCGGCTGCCCATGTGACCGCTGATGCCGATCAGGACAGCGGAGAGCAGCGGCGAGACGCCCGACCATTCACACAGCCAGAAGGTGAGCAGGCCGGCAAAGCCGCTGGTGATCAGTTCGCCGACCAGTTCGGTGATGTTGAAGGCGCGGGCGGTTCCTTCGCGGACCTTTCTGGCAAAACTCACCGCGCCGCCCAGAGTGGAAAGACCGAGCACCCAGATGTAGGTGATCAGCGAGTAGTTGCTGGGGTCTTTTTCAGGCATGTTTCATTCCTTCCCGCCCTCTATGGGGCAGATGCGTTTAACGACAATGGTTTCCTGCTTGAAACGGGTCTAACAGATTCTTGCAAATCCAAACTGCAACCACCGTCCGCCAATCCGAATCGCCGTACTTATAGCGATTGAGCCGCTGCGTGAACATGTACTCCTGCGGAAGATCGGCAAAAATGAATGTAGCAACGAACACGTTGAACACCACATCCAGCAGCACCGCGACAATCGCCACCGGAGCCAACAGAATGCGCGGCAGAATCGTCAGCATGGGCCAAGCCGCCTTCGCTGCCATCGTCACGACGAACAGGAGGTAGAAGGCGTAGCAGTAGATGGCGAGGTAGGTCACCGCTGCGCCCTCAGTGCCGCACGCGCTGCCGCATTTGCATGAACCTTATCGAACGCCTTGCTGTAATGCTCTCCGTTCGGATCAAGCAACTGCGCCTCTGTCACTCCAGATTGTGCCGCAATCGTCAGCGAGCGAATCAGCAGATCATCAATGATCGTGCGAATCAGCCCTTGTTCGATGGCTTGCTTTTCCAGAGCGAGAATCTGCGCGTCGATCCCCGCGATGCGTGCAGCTTCGATCTGTTCAGCAGTTGGATGCGGGGGAAGTGCAGCAACCTCGTCCGGCGTCAGTTCGACAACCGCTCGCTCTCCGGTCTGACAATTCACTTCGATTCTGTTCATGATGGTCACTCGTAGGCAATGTTGATTGTTCCGGCGTCAAATGTATCTGTGCCGCCGACTGTCGTTATACGCACTCGATCGAGAGTTGCTGAAAGGGGTTTTGAACCGCCTTGCGACCATATGTTTGCTGAATCGCTGCGACCGACGTTGCCGTTTGCTGTCCATATATTTGCTGACGAACTGAGCAAGCTGAGTGTCAGGCTTCCATGCCGTACTACCGACGCCGCGCCGGAGTCTTCAAACAAAAACCCTGCCGAGTTATTTGCTGCGGACGTTGTTCCTGACCGACTTGTTGAACCCAAATAACCTGTAGCCTCAATACCGCCAGAATCGCCAATTTGAACCTGTACCGGGGAAGTTCCGTTTGTGCTGACCCCATCAAACATCACTGTGATACGCTTCGTTCCAGCAGGAATTGAAGTGAAATCAATCGACGTGCCGGAGGTTGATGCAACGGGAGTGCCGAGCGTGATCCCTGCGCTTGCCTGTGCGTCGACATACGCCTTGACCGATTGCTGGCTTGGCACCAGCACCGCAGAATCGGATGCCATGCTGTCTTCGTCGATGAAGGCGACGGGAAGGCCGCTGGCTGGCCAGATCTCCAGCCGCACCACACCGGCGGCTTCGCCGATGGCCAGCACCAAGTCCCCCGCGGCGCAGGTGTAGCTGGCCGAGCCGGGGCATATCAGGCTGGCGCCGTGGGTGATCGGCCAGGCGGCAGCGGCACGCAGGAGGCGTCGTTCTCCGCTGGTCAAGGTAATGGCGGTCGTTGCTGTTGTTCCTGTGACCCGGCCATAGTCTCCGGTCATTGAATCGAGGTCGAGCGTTGTTGCGCTGGCTACGTCTTCGATGACGTTGACGAGAGCGGCAGCGCCCAGCGTTACCCGCGCCGCCGCTGCATCGGCATCGTCAAACAGAGTTTGTGCAAAGGCCGTCGCCGTCGTCAGGCCAACATCAACCGCAGCCAATAACGCCGGATCGCCTGACGCATCAAACCCGATGATCTTCGACGCCCTCTCGGCTACCGTATTCCCGGTCGGTAACACCTGGTCGGTTGTTACCCCTGTCGGCAGCTTCACGGCACGGCGAATCAACTGCCGAACTTGTTGCACCAGCATGGTGACGCGATCAACGTCTTCGTCCAGCGTCGCAGCGAGCAGGTCGCCATTTTCCTGATAGTCGGTAGCGCGGGCGTAGTCCATGTCCCTCGATACGACGACTATCGAGTCGAGAGCGGGCGCGGTGAGGAAGGTCACATTTCCGCCGCCTGAATTCCCTACTCCGCTGACGGTGTAATGCGTGGTCAGCGTTTTGGTCACGCCGTCGACTTCAACCAGTAAATCGGCCTCGGCAAGTATCTTGTAGGAGTAAGCAAAAACGGTTGTGACGCCGTTCCCGGTGAAGCTGTTGGACGTGGTTTGATCGAGAACAGGCATGATGACGACTCCGCGCAGGATGTTCGCCACGTTTTACATTTCAAGCCTCGCCGGGTGATTCGCTATAGCGTATTTCTACGTTTCCAGCGCGACTTCATGCACGCCGCTGCTCGGGCGCCAGTCTGCCGGCCCCCGGCTCGGGTCGCCCTTCGGGGCGCCGCGGATGCGTTCCGGCGTGTCGGTCACGGCTGCCGCTGAAACGTCGATATAGTCGTCGGCCTGGTTCTTTGTCTCAGGGTTGAAGTCCTTCATCTGATCCCAGAACGGGCCATCGAGAACGGACGTATGCGCCCACAGCATCCGCGCCGATATGACCGGCTCGAAGGCTTCGAGGATGCGCTTGTTCTTGTTGGCAATGGATGGTTCAGCTACCACCCCGCATTGCAGTTTCCGTTGCTTCAGGCAGGCTTTCAGCACCGCTGGCGCGAACTGCCCTATCCCGTTGGTTTCCACCACCAGCCGGGGAACGTGGAAGGATTCGATCAGGTCGCACAGTTGCCATACCTGGCCCCCGGTGATGGTCTTGCCGTCCTCGGCGAATTCGGCAATCTCGCCGGTCAGGGCGATATTCCGGTGCAGGTAGCGCCGTCCGTGTTCGTCTTGCAACAGAACAGCAGCAGCAGACACATCGCTGTCGATCTTTCCCGACGACGGGTCCCAGCGTGCCGACATTCCGGCGATGCGAACATGGCCGAGCCACATGGCCACCGTATCGTTGACGTGCCGTAGTTCAGGCTCCACGGCATAGGGCACGATCTTTGCCGGATCGAGCCGTGTTTCGCTGATCGGCTTGCTGTGCAATTGGTACTGGCTGTCCCACTCGTTGATGGTCCGGCACTTTTTGCGGCGCTTGACGATCTCTTTGCGGTCGAAGCGTTCCGGCCAGGCGCACCCCGCATACAGGTCGAGCGTCACACCGGGAGCAACGGCGAACACCAGTACATTGCCTTCCACCTGGTAATCGATCCCCGGCTTTAGGACGGTCGTAAATTCCCCGATGCCAGCGAAAACGAAGTCCGGAATGAAATCACACTGCACCCGTTCCGTAGCATTCTCGACGCGACGCTCCTGCGCGAACAGCGGGATTCTCAGCACGTCAGCCCCCTTCCGGCCTTCCTCGTCATAGATGGAATCGTGAGTATGTGGCGTGCCGACGTAGAGAATCCGCCCACCGGGAACCAGAATATGCGTTTGCTCCGACAGCCTGAACCGGAGTTTCTCGCGCGCCTCTGGCGTGGCGATATTTCTCGGGACTTCAACGTCATCGTTTTGCACCTCATCGGCCCGCGAACTGGTGATGTTCGACAGGATGCCGGCGGCCTGCATGGATGGATTCCGCGCATCGTTGGCCCCTGAAACCCACCAGAAGGATATTTCGCCGACCGTTTCGCCCATGTCCCGCGTCAGCGGGTGGCGCATCAGGACGTTCTTCGTGTCCCGCGCGGTCTTGTAGGCGGTGCCGTCCTGGTCGCCCTGGTGCAGAATCCGGTACGTTGCGTCGCGGTAGTAGCGCCATGCGTTGTAGATGGCCAGATGCGTCGACTTCGCCGCCCCCCGGAACACTTGCAGGACGCCGATGTCGCCCCGGTGTTCTAACCAGTCCGCAATACGGTAGTGAAACAGCGGAACTTCCCACCCTTGAGCCTCGGCCCAAATGTGGAAAAACTCCGCGTAGCTGGCCTTGTCCATGCCAGTCACTTGCGAACCGGCATTCCCTCTTTGGCGCGCTTGACGATTCCCACCACTTCCGCGCGAGCCGATTTGATCATGCGATCTATCCGCATGGTTTCGCTTTCATCGTTCTCGCCCCCGGCTTCGCCCTTGATCTCTCGATTTTTGAGCATGATGAAGCTCTCTATGCGCGCGGCCACGGTCAAGGATTGCGTCGCCATCTTGGTCAGCCAGTGCCGGTCGCCCCGTTCTTCCTTGGTCGCCAGCGTCAATTCGCTGGTAGCGTCCATTTCATCTATGGCGTGATTGACGGCCATGTCCTGAATGCGCTTGAGTTCGGATTCTTGCGTTTTGTCGATCATGATCAGCCTCCTGCGACTCGTGAAATGTCCGGAGCGCGGCTCGGCGCGGCGTGTCCAGGCTCCCAGAAATACTCCTGCCCAAATTCCCGCCGCGCCCGGCTTGCCATGCTCGACAGGTAGCCCGGCGAAAGCTCGTTCTGCAACTGCTGGAAGAACAGATGATCCGCCGCGCCCTTGACGTACCAGAGCGAGGCGCCCGGCGTCAGCCCCTTGGCAGCCTTGACCAGTTCCGCGCCGGCCCGCGTATCCTTGCCCTGCGCCATCTGGATCAGGTTGCCCTGCGTCAGGCCGATCATTTCCTCGGCCAGCCCGGCCACCGGGCCGAGCATGGCGCTCAGACCGCCGCCGCCGTGCTGGGTTGCCTCCGAGTAGATGAAATCCCCGTACAGGCCCAGGCTGCCGCCCTTGAAGAACGCTTGCGCCCAGAACTTCGCCGCCTTCTTCGGATCGTCCCAAGGGTTCGCGTTCTTCGGGTCGCGCCCGGCGAGGATTTCGGAGATTTCCACGGCCAGCCCGCCAAGCAGCGTCGTGCCGAGAACCAGCGGCATCAGGTATTTCGCCCGCCCGCCTGCCGTGCCGCCCGCCTCGCCGCCCCAATTCATACCGCGCGAAACGTGCCGCTCGATCATCGCCAGCGGAAAGGACTTGAACAGCCACGCGCTGCGCCACAGTTCGCCGCCGAGCGTGCCGCGCGACTGCGAGCCTTGCGTGATCACCTTGGTTCGCGCGCCGGGGGTGATGACGGCCATGTCGACTTCTTCGAGGACCGCGCCGAGTAGGCGGGTCGTTGCGGCGCTTCGTGCACGCCCTATGGCTTGCCCGATCTGCGGGTCAACGTCGCGCGCGATGCGATCCATGACGAACTGGCGGCGCTGCTGGCGCTCATTTGATCGGAACCAGAACGCGGCAAGTTCATCGCGGATGTCGTCAAGCCGCTTTGTCTCTGCCTTGTCGGCGCGCATGACCTCGGCGTCGGATGACCGCTCGGCGTTCCTGATCCTCGCTTCGATCTCGACAATGCGGCGGGTCAGCGCACCTTCACGCAATCCGTACTGGCGACCAAGCGAGCCGCCCGCAGAAGCAACCCGCGCGGCCAATGAATCGGCCTTCCCCTCAAAGATCCGCGATAGTTCCGAGTTCGCACCGGGAACGTACTCGTTTGCCTCATTGGTGGCACGATGGACATCCGCCAGCAGGCCGCGCACGTTGTCAGAGTTCTTTTCGTTCTGGAATGCGGCTTCTATCTCGGCTCGCACCTTGACGCGCTCGATTTCAGCCTGCACCAGATCAATGCGCGCCTGCAATGCCTCGGACAGCTTCTGTACCTTGGCATCCTTGTCGACGGCCATCTTCCCGATTTTCTTCGCCGCTGCGGCCTGAGCATCCTTGAACCTGTCTATGCGCTTGTCGACCCAACCCGTTTCCTGATCATTGCGCGCGTTCAGTTCGTCAATCTGCGCCTTCGCTGCCGCCTTGATCTTGTCGATTTCAGGTTGCATCACCTTGGCAATCTCAGCATCCGGAATTGCCCGCACCGCTTCAGGCGTCAGCATGGTCTCGTTGCCGCGCCATGTTTCCAGATTCGCCAGCCTCCACACTGCCCAATCGGTTTCGGTGACGCCCTTGGACAGTAGGATGCGGTGATCGAGCGGATCGAGCTTGTCGAATCCCTTGGTTTTCACCAGATGCCCGATACTGTCCATCATGGTGGCACCAAATGCCGCTTTGCGCGCCGCAGTCATGGCCGATAGGCCGGACGCGCGAATCGTCGCTGTCGCCATTTTGCTGGCAAAGGACGCGCCAAGCCCTTCCTGACCGAAGCGGCCAAGGTTCGATGCCATCACTTCGCCGGCAAGGCCCATGCGCGCCAGCAGTCTCCTGTCCTGCTTGTTGGCCGGATTCAGCGCGTGCAGTTCGTTCCTGAGAATCTGCATCTCGGGCAGGTTGTTGACGTGCCCCATCAGTGCCATCGTCGCTTCGTCGGTAATCGAGGTAATCACGGCAGAGCCGAGACGCGAAGCGACTAGCCATGAGCGCAGATTGTCGAAGCCGCGCGCCATGCCCTCGTTTGCCACCGGCAGCACCTGGCCGGCGACGTGATTGAACAGGCGCGTCGTCTTCATGGCCTGCTCGTTGATCGCGTTCGGGTTGTCCTTGCGTGCCGCCATCGCGTCGAGAATGGCCTGATCGCGGAACAATTCAAAGCTGCGATTCGGGTTCGGCCCAAAGGTCTCGACAAGTGCGATCTGGTGTGCGATGCCGCGAACGTGGCCCATCATCACATCGTAGAAGCCCTGCTCGCCGTACTTGACCTGATAGGCCGTCCATGCGTCGCCGTCCTTGAAGTGGATCTGGCGCGACTCGCTGCCCCAATTCGCGCGCATCGCCGAACCGGTGACCTTGCCCGGCTCAATCTTGCTCATGCCATTGCTGCTGATCGTGTCCCATGCCTTGCGCAACACGCCTTCGAGTTCGGCATCGTCCATCAGGGCTCCGTCCGCCTTGACGTATTTTTCGCGGTTCAGCATGGGCATGATGTCTTTCACCCACGAATCGGCGCCGGCCTTCCAGACCTTCGATTGGCTGTGATGGTGCGGCAAGCCCCAATCCTCAAGCTTCCCGATGTCGCCGCCGGCAGAATTGAACCGCAGGCGCAGGGCTTCTGTCGTTTCCTTCCAAGCCTTCGCGCCGGCAGCCGCGTCGGCGTTGCCGGTGTTCTCGCCCATCATTTCCTTGACCAACAGGCGGACGCCGGCCATATCCTCGACCATGCCGAAGAATCGCGGATTCGTCGCCTCGAAGGTCTGCACCAGTTGACCGACGGCTTCGTCGGCGATGGCCTTGCCCTGCGTTTCGATGGACATCACGCGCCCGGTTGCCTTGGCGTCGAAGGCGACGAGTTGATCAATTGCTGTCAGTCCGTCGATTCCGCGTGCCTTCGCGCTTGCAAGGTATCCGGCAACGCGATCATGCGCCGCGATGGTGTTCGCAATGCGCTGCTTGGCCTTGACCGCATCGGCTTCCAGCCCCTTGCTGGCGATCTCGGCAGCCATCTCCATCATGGCGCGCGGTGTCACGGCCTGGCCGGCGTTCTGCAATTCGGCGCGCGCCGCAGGCATGGCAGCCCGGACGCGATCCTCGATATTCTTGATCTCGTTGGCGTTGAGCGCGCGGCCGATGGCCTGCGTCACGGCGTCTATGCACTCGGCGCGCATCATGCAGCCCTCAGAAAGCAGGCGACCGCGGCGCGCAAGCCGGTTTCCTGCTCGGCGCGGGCGGTTTCCAGATCGGTGATGATGCCCTGCGCCTCGGCGACGGTCGTCGTCGCGTCGGCGTCGTCCAGCGGGATTACTGTGTCGGGACGGAGGGCTGTTGCTGTGCCGGTTGCGGTGTCGGTGCCGGCTGGTTGCGGCGCGCGTTCACCGCCTTGGCGGCTTTCAGCAGTTTGGCGGTCGTGTTCATCAAGTAGCTCCTTTATTCCTCGCATGAATCCGGCGTCGTCGGACTCGAAGCGCGTCGCCAGCGATTCGACTGCATCGGGGTCGATTTCTGCGGCCCGCGCCGTCATGGCGACATCAAGTTCATTATGGGATGCAAGTCCGGTTTCGGCAAGTTCGTCGCCGGTCGGCTTCCACGCCTCCGACCTCTGGCGCTGCTCGGCAACGTCGGCCATGTACTCGACCGCCCGGCGCTCGGCCGGCTTGAGGGGTTCTCCGTTCAGCGCCTTGTCGATGGCCTTGTGCAGATCAGTTTCCTTCAGTCCCTTGGGTCGGCCAGGCCACCATTCGGCATTCGGCACCCAGGCGGTGCGCGTGATGGTCTCGTTGCCGCCATCGTCCTGCTGACGGATCATGCGCCCGCCGACTTCTGCCCAGCCGGTTTCACCCTTCATGCGCAGCAGTTCGGCTCGGATACTCTCGTCGCCGATGCGCTGCTCGAAGGTGCGCGGGGCTTGCGGCTCGTTCCACGGATCGAGCGCCGGATCATTGGCCGCCGTATCGCCAGCGCCGACTTTTGGGGCAAGCGGTTCGCTGTTGCGCTCAAGGATGCGAATCAGGTCTGGGTCGAATACGACGAAATTGCTTGTTCCCTCGCCTGCCCCGCGTGAGCCGCCGTCTAGGTAGCGGATACCGGGGATGCCTTGCTTTGCAAGATCATCAGACAAATAAGCGCCGAAGCCTTCGCTAGACTTTGACTTAACAAAATCTCCCGCTGTCATTTCAGGGCTTGGCGCGTACCCTGCGCGCTTCATGGCTTCAAGCGCCTCTGGTTGCTGGCTCAGCGGCTTATCCCAATCTAAAAAGCGGGCAACTGCTTCGGCAGGGATGCCGGCTTTGTAGAGGTTGCCGGTATCTGCTTTGCCTTGTTCAAGGAGGTCTATAGCCGACTGAGACATGGCTTTAGCTTCGGCAGATAGATTTGGCGTGATGCCTTCTTTCAGTGCGGCAATTGCCGCCTCTGGAGTTTTATACATCTGCAATTTGCTGGCGGCTATTTGTCCCGCCATTCCGTTATCAGCGCCCGCCAGTTTCCTTTGATACTCCGCTGCAACCTGCTGCGACTCGGCAAAATACAGCCCGTGTCCATAAGCCTGCGCGCCCTCGCCGGTCCCAATCGCATCAAGTCTGAATTTGTCGAACTTGTGCGGGGAACCGTGCCAGAGGATCATTATTTCTTCCTCGACATCGGCCTGCACCTTCGCCGCCGCCGGATCGGGGATGGTATCGCCCACCGGCTCGCGCATCGTCACCGGCCGGCCTTCCATCAGGTCATCGATCGCTCCGGTCAGGTTCGCCACATGGGCATCACGCGAGGCCAGATCAGCGGGCAGGCCGAAGCCGCTGCGCTCCATCTTCAGTTGTTCGTTCTTCACCAGCGCCGCGTCGATATGCTCGGGCGCCAGCATCTCGGAAATCTTGGCCTTGTACTCGGCGACCGCATCGGACTTGGCCTTCTCGCCGCGAATCTGCAGCGCCCGCCCGCCACCGGCAAACGCCGCGCCGAGAATCGCATCGACCGCCATCGCTTCGCCGTCCAGCGCCTTGTACTGCATCGCCAGATCGGCACGGCCGGCCTTGGCGTAAATCTCCGAAGTCGCACCGCGCTGGAACACGCCTTGCGCCAAATTGATGCCTGCGCCGTACAGCACGTTCATGCCCAGTCCAGACGCGCCCAATGTCATCGGGGCGATTACGCCGGCTGTCATCGCCGCGCCCTGCACGCCGCCGACCTTGGCCGCGGTTTGCAAGTCGACGCCCTTGTCGAGCGCATCCAGCGTGCCGCCGACCGTTTCATTGACCAGCACGCCGCCCGGGCCGAAGGCTACCGCCTCGCCGCCGATCTTCACCAGCCCATGCAGGATTTGCCCCGCCATGCCGATTTCCTCGGCCTTCGGTGCCAGATGCCGGGAGAGCTTGTCAGCCGGCGTCACGATATGCTCGAACACCTTGTCCTGCGCCTTGATGGCGTCGCCGGTCAGCAGGTCGAAGCTGCCGGCCACTGCGCCCAGGGCGAGGCCGGTCGTGCGCTGCGTGTCGGCTGCCAGCCGGCCCAAGCCGGTGACCAAGCCCGTCCCCATGCCGGTGAAGAATCCAGCGGGTTGACTTAGATCAAGCGGATTCGCCCGCGCCTGGTCGATCAGGCTGGCGCTGTCGTGATCCCCGGCAAGGTCGAAGGCGCTCATTTCGGTATCCGGTCAGCCATACCTGACGGGTCGTTCGGGTCAGTCACGCGCAGCATTACCGGGTTGCCATCCTTGCCCAGCAGGTAGCCGGTCCCCGACTTGACCAGATAGCCGCCCTTCGTGTTCTGCAACTGCATACGCGGCCACTGGTCGGCGGTCTGCGGGATGCCGGCCTGTTTCACCGCGCCAATGAATTCACGCTTCACCACGTTCTTGAAGGTCGAGTCATCCATCCCCCACGGCTTGACCACGCGCGCCCCGTTGATGTCGGCAACGCCACCCGTCGACCGCTGAATGGCCTCTTTGAGTATTCCGTCATTGAGCGCGCCCGAGTAGTCGCCCTTCTGCGCCACCAGCCCGGCATAAGTCGCCCGCGCCGCCTGATAGGCGATCTGGTACGCCTCTTGATTCCCCGCAAAAGCATCGCCGGCCATGCTGTTGAACTTGAGCCGGATATCGGCATCCTTCGGCATGGGGAACGTCGGCTTACCGTCCTGCCCCTTCGCGTCCTTGCCGGGGTTCAAGATGCGCTCGCCGGCCAGCATCAGGCCCGCCGTGCTGCCGGGGGTGAATGTCTCGTCGCTGAAGAATCCGCTGATCTTCATCGGGCGCTCGCGGGTTGCCACCATTCCAGCAAGAGCGGTAACGGGGGAATCTGCCGCGATCTGCTGCATCGTGGCCCTGAACACCTTGTCGTCGCCAAAGCCCTTGCGCAGCATCTTGAGCGTTTCCGTCTTGGCGGCATCCGAGCCTTCGGCGAGGAACTTTGAGAGCATGGCCGCTTCCTGCTGCATCAGCCCCTTGGGTGCCGCGCCCGTCCGCTTCGATTGCTCTTTCAGGATTTCGGCGCGATTCTGCAAATTCGATGCCCATGTGTCCGGCTTGGAAAAGTCCAGCGGTTCGACCACGGCGCCCTCGCGCTGTGCCGCGTATTCCAATGGGGCCGAGTGCATTGCCTTGATGCTGGTCTGCACGAAGTTCTGCATCTTGCCCAGGTGGGTAATCTGTTCCTTGGTCGGGGTTTTGCCGTAGCTGGCAGCCAGTTCGTTGACCTTGGCGGTCATCTGCTGCGGTGTCAGGCGCGAGAATTCCGCCGTGGCCTTCTGTTCGGCGGCGATCTTGGACGCGAAGCCCTCCATCGGCGTGCCCTTGCTGGCCTTGTTGAAGGCGTCGAACTCGGTAGGCGGGATGTCGCGCCCGTTCTCGACGTACCACGAGAGCCGAGTCGCCATCGTGTTCAGTTTCGACAGCCGGCGCCGTTCGGCGATCTCGCCCATCTGCGCCAGGTGTTGCTGATACCGCTGCACCTTGGCGTCGAGGAAATTGCGCTTTGCCGGGTCAAGCTCGGCGAACTGGTCAGAAGCCAGCGCGGTCGAGAGTTTCCCCAGCGCCTTGCCGTCGCGCTGCGCTGCGGTGACTTGCTTGTCCAGCAGGGTGAAAGTCACGCCTTCCTTGAATCCGGCCAGCGTCTTCTCGATCTCATGCGGGGCCATGCCGGCTTGCGCGCCGGATGCCCGAATGAAGGTGTCGACGTTGCCGATGGCCTCAACTCGTTCCGCGTCGCCGCGCGTGGCGTACCGTTGCATCTGCTCAAGGTAAGAGTCGATCCCGCCGCGGATGTCCTGCATGTCCTTCTTGGCGACCATCTGGCGCACGCCGCGCCCGGTACGCCCGATGTCATCCACCAGCGAGGCGTTGACCAGTTCGCGGTTCTCCGGAGCGACGCCCTCCATTACCTTGTCGATCCGCTTGCGGGATTCGGTGTTGAATATCTCGCCGGCCTTGGTCTTGTCGTAGCGACCATCCGTCAGACCCGCCGCGATGTCGTCATGCACATCGGCCAGGTGGTTCTTGATCTCTGCTTGAGCGGTGACAGCTTGCAGGCGGTTCGCCTCTGCCCGGCGTTGCTTGTCCTCGGCCTCCTGCTTACGCTCCTGCACACCAAAGGCTTGCGCGGCCACATCCAGCCCTTGAGCCAGCGGGCCAGCAAGGTCGGTGCCGAAGGTTGCGGCGGGAAGCTGCGGACCGGAAACAGCCGGCGCCGCCGCACGATTGCCGAAGTTGCCGAGTGGAATCCTAGCCATATCTGTCCCTATAGACGACTGGAGCGGGAGCCTGTTCAGCCTGAACCCCGCCATATTTGGAATACATCTGACCGCCCGCCGCCAGCAAGGAACCGGCAGCACTCGAATAGCCCTGCGCCTTGGCATTCGACCCGGCTACGCGCAGGCCGGATGCCTCGCTATCCAGCTTCGTGCCCTTCCTGACGCCGGTCAGCAGTTCAGTCAGGGCATCGCCTTCGGAATCCTTCGCAATCTCTCCCTGAATCATCAGGGGCGTGCCGGCGTCAGCTACCACACCGGAGGCAGCCAGAGCAGACCGGGCGGCTGATTGCTGCGACTTGCCGGCCTTCCTGATCTTGTCGGCGTTGACCTGAGCAACTTCGCGCTCAACTTGCGCGTCGGCATTGGCTTGGGCGGCCTGGTAGTTCGCCATGTCCTGTTGCTGGCTGCCGCGATTCATTGCGGACATCACCTGAAGCCCGGTCGATGCCAGCGTGAAAGCCCCGCCTGCGGTCATCGCTCCGGCCGCTCCGATCAATCCAGTAGTGGCCGCCGCTCCTGCTGTTGCTGCCGTTCCAAACAACAGCGGTTCTAGTCCTGTGCACATCGTCAAACCCTCCGCTTGAACACGCCGCCGACTTGCTCGAAGCCGAGCCGCTGATACAACTTCCCGGTTTCCTCGACCTTGACGCCGGTCGTGATGGCCAGGGTGATCTCCCTCGCGCCCTGCTGATCGCACCATGCGCTGAACTCGGACAGCAGATACCACGCCGCCATGCCGCCGCGCTTGCCAGGCACGATGAACAGCGCCAGTTCTGACGCAACACGTTCATTCGAGAACCACGGTTCACCCATGTAGCCGACCATGCCGCCGTCGATCTCGCCGTCACGCTCATGCACTCGCACGAACCCGGTCCCGATCAGCGTTTTCAGGGTGAATGCGACTTTCTCGCCGTCGTAGGCCATGAAGGAATACCGGCTTTCGGCGTGCATGATCTCGCCGATCCTGATCATGGCCGGGATGTCGTCAAGGGTCGCGTCCCTAACCATTGGCCGACACCTTCATGATCACCGCCAGAACCTGCCACGGCAGCGGCTGAGATTGACGTACAACGATGGTCTTGTTGTCGCCCAGCATGGAAACCTTCTTGTCACCAGTGAAGGGCGTAATCGAGGCGTCGAGTATCCCCGCGCCGAATTGCCTGAAGGGGATTGTCTCGCCCTGCACCGTTGCGCCCTGCGTCTCATAGAACCTGACGATGGCCTCATGGATCGACAGGCCAGCGGCTGAACTGGTGCCGTTCGGCGCCTGGACTTCCGGCTCCAATGTCTCGATTTCGGATTCGTAGTGCAGCCCGATCTCGACCGCGTTCGCTGCGCGCGGGATAGTGATCGCGCCGGCCGTCACCGTTGCCTGCGGCATGACTACCCCATCGGCCACAATGTCGACCGTTTCACCTTCCAGATGATCCAGCCCGGACCACGTATCAGTTCCCGGCCCGCTGGTGCCGGTCACCGCGGAATCTGTGTTCAGGGTTGAATCCATGTATTCGACGTAGCGGACATCAGCCCCGTCAATGGTGCGCTGAACGATCACCCAGACCTGATCTTCGGCGCCGTTCGGGATGGATGCGACGGACTCGAACAGCCCGTCCGTGGTTCTGCGCCCCCAGCCGATAACATCCTGATCCCGGTCAATCGACATTGACGGCATGACGCCATCGCCGCGCACCATCCACACCACTTGATCCGGTTCCTGCGCGAAGGCCATTTCAAAGATTTCACCCTGAGGGATATGCTCGGAGAGAATGGACACGTCGGGGCTGTTGAAGCTGTCAATGTCAGCCCGGTAGCCCAGGGCGCGGACCTTTTCACCGCCGCGGGTGACGAAGATGATTTCGTTGGCCACGCGAACCGGGCGAGTCACACTCACCCCGTAAGCGGTTTGGCTCCTGATCTGTACGTTCGTCGGGGTGATGGCCGAGTCATTTCCTCCGGTCATGGAGAACTCGCCGCCGTAGGTCATGGGCAGGAGAATCCGCGTCGACGTCAGGTGTTCTATCGGGTTGATCTGGTCGGATGCAATCGTGAAGGCGAACCCGTCACCATCATCCACTCCGTCAGAGAAGTTGTAATACTCGCCCGTTCGGCTGCCCCAGATGGTTTGCGGATAGCCAGGCGACCCGGCCACGATCAGGCGTTGCTCGAACAGCGTCCCGCAGCGAGGATACCCGTCCACCGAGTTCCATACCTTCGAGCGCAAGGCCCAGCCTCCCGACTGCGCCGCCGTGGTGGCGACCAGCACGGTATGAATGATGCCGGTAACGATGGTTGAGGACGTAAAGCCGGTGATCTCGATCAGGCCGCCGTTGATCTCTACGAACTTGCCGACATCGGTCACCTGTGCGGAATTCTTGAACGCCGCGGCCCCCGCCGTCAGCGTCACCGCCACGCCTTCCGGGTCTTTGACGCTCGGCGTCAGCGTGGTTTTCGGGGATTCGGTCAGCGTCCAGCTTTGCGAGGCAATTGGGCCAGCAGAGGCGAAGGCGTCGACAATGGTCACCGTGACGACTGTCGTAGAGGTGTAAGCGGTGATTGTCGCAAGCCCCGCCCCGCTGGTAATCTGCCGGCCCACGTCGGACGCCTCGAAGCATGCCGCGGCTGCCGTCGCCGTTCTGCCGGCGCCGACAGTGGCAAGCGATAGCGTCAAGGTGGTAACCGGCTTGTCGCCCTTTTCCTCGCTGGGCTGAACCTGCCACGGCACCGCCGACAGTTTCCATGACGTGTTGGAATACCGCACCAAGCGATAGACCGGATAACTCGGGTGGAACAGAAACATCGTGTCCGCAGACTGGATGTAGTGCAGATCGTCCAGTTCGTCATCTTGATACGGGCTGACGACTTCGACCGGCGTACCCGGAGGGCTTTCGACGCGCCCGGTCGTGGCGTAGAACCGGACATAGATATCGCCGAATTCCAGCACGAAGGCTTGCGTCCGGTTGAAGATGAACGGGATCAGCCGCGCGAGTTTCGTACTGTCCTTGGTCTCTGCGGCGTACCGAGTTCCCGGCGCCCGCTTCGCACCACCATGCGCCTGCGGAACGGCATTGAGACAGGTTTTTAGGCCGTTCTTGAAGCGGGCGACATCAACCCGGCCCAGCAGGCGGGGGGAAATCTCCCCAGCCGTGAAGTTGGTCTGGATGTAGTCGACGCGCGCCACTTAGCGCCTCGCTGCAAGGAAGGGGAAATCGCCTACTTCGTCGGGCGTGTCTTCCTGCCCGTCAACCGCTTTGGCTTGTTTCAGCAGGAGGGTGAATTCCTGATACACCGAGTCGCGCAGGCTGGTTGATTTGGTCAGGGCGTAGGCCATCGAGAAGGCCATGTAGCGCGTCATGCACTCGACCAGTTGCGAATCCCAGCTTGCAACATCCTCGTTGTCGTAGATGTATTTCAAATAGGCCGGATTGTCGTCAATGAGAATCTTGCGGCCTTCGAGCTTGTATTCGGGCACGTCGCCGTCCAGGCCGACCGACAGCACGCGCAGGCAATCGCCGGGCAGGGTAAATTGATACGTCCAGTCGAAAGCGGGAGCGGCCACGTCCGGCGCCAGTGCGGCGCGCTTGATGGCGCAGTTCCACGGATGCGAGCGCAGCACCGCCTGGCGGGAGTTGTCCCACAGGTTAGAGCAGATCGTCGCCCGGTCGGAGTTCTCGGAGAACGATGCGATGCTGGATTGCCCGAGCAGCAGGAGGGCGTTACTGCATACCTGAACTTCAGAGGTAGCCATGCGTCAGCCTTCCAAAACGAAAAGGGGCCGGCCACCCCCGAAAGGGCAGCCGGCGAAACTGGCGGGCGGGGAGAAGGACCGCATCACCAGAGGAGGTTGCTTAGGTGCCGTCCACGAAGCGGACTTTTGCCGTGATGGTGCCGGCTGCGTCAGATGCCGCCGTCAAGGTGTAGCACACGTCGTACCAGATCTTCGGGTCAGCGGTGAGGCCGAGGGCTTCCCACAGGCGGCGCTCGACATGAACGATGTCGAAAACCGCCGATTCGTGGGTGATGTCCACCGCACTCAGGGCGCCGGCATTCAGCACCAGAGCGGAGGCGAACAGGTCGGCATCCACCACCGCGCCACCATCAGCCGCGGTCTTGTAGAGGCCCACATCAGCAATGGCCGTGGTGCCGTTGTCGTCGCTGTAGTGCAGGATTTGCGACACGCGGGCGCTGGACGGGATGCGGCAGATGCGATAGACCGAAGCGATGGAATCGCCGTTGACGGTTTCGACGGTGCCGACGCTCTCGCGCAGGCGGCCGGCAGAGAGGTAGGCGCCAGTCAAATCGACCGGCGTTGCGTCGGCATTGGTAACAGCCGTGGACTTGGTGTTTACGACAGCCATGATTTATCTCCTTGGCTCAGGGTTTAGTTACAGGCGATCTGCATGACTTTCGCGTCCTCGATGCGGACAGCGCCCAGCGACATGCAGGCATACGGCTGCATGGAGTAGGACTTGTCGGCGCGCTCGGTGAGGCGGGTCGTGATCTCTTTGCCGATGCCCAGGGCAACACCGGACTTGGCCCAGGCGAGAACCAGATCGCTCGTGCCGTCGTTGGTGATGCGCTCGGTCGGCACCACGCCGAAGCCGAACAGCTTCTGTCCCTTGGGAATGTCGCCCGACATCATCGACAGAACGGTGTTGTACTGCGTGTCCGTCATCGTGGTATCGGTCAGCAAGTCCTCAAGCTGGTCAGACGAGTAGGCGATGTAGAGGTCTTCGCCGTTCTCGCCGTCGCATTCGTTCAGACGGAAGTTCTTGTT